GAGGTTCGCGCCTGGTATGAGCAGACCCCACCGGGGGCGCCTTACAGCTTTTCGGTCAGGGCCTTCACCGAGCGGCCTTACAGCGAAGAGATCGACGCGCGCCTCGATCGGCGCCTGGCGGATGCCAAAAGCGAACGCGACACCTTGACGGTATCCGTGGGCCTGAGCGCATTCGGTTCCCACTCCATCGGGGCGGCGACCGTCTGCGGCGAGTTGACCAGCATCTATCCGATCGTTGTCGAGGGGCTTGAAGCCTCGGGTCAGGTCTTCATGGCCGCCGGGCTGTACAGCGTCGAAACATCCACTATTTATCCTCAGGGGTCCTAAATGGCCGACTATTACACCCTGCTCACGAATGCGGGGATCGCCTACGAAACTGCCTGCAAGGCAGCAGGCGTACCGATCAAGCTGTCGCAGATTTCCGTCGGTGACGGCGGTGGCGCGGTTTACAACCCGGCGGCGACTGACACAGCCCTCAAGCGCGAAGTCTGGCGCGGTCCGCTGAACGCCCTGTTCCAGGACGAGAAAAACCCCAGCTGGCTGCTGGCCGAAGTGACCATCCCACCTGAAGTCGGTGGTTGGTATGTGCGTGAAGCGGGGCTGTGGACCGACACCGGTATTCTCTACGCCATCGTCAAGTATCCAGAGTCGTTCAAACCGGTGCTGGCGACTTCGGGGTCGGGGAAAGAGTTCTATATCCGCTCGATTTTCGAGACCAGCAATGCCTCGCTGGTCACACTGCTGATCGACGATACGGTGGTAAAAGCCACGCGGGCCTGGGTGGCTGGTTATGTCGCCGACGAGTTGGCGAAGCTCGACAGTAAACAATCGGTGCGGGTCGCTACCACCACCAATATCGTTTTAAGTGGTGCTCAAGCGATCGATGGAGTAGCCGTGGTTGCCGGGGACCGTGTGCTGGTCAAGGCGCAATCGCTAGCCAGGGACAATGGCATTTATGTTGTTGCCAACGGTGTCTGGACCCGTTCGAAGGACGCTGATGCAAGTGTCAAGGTTACGTCGGGGTTGATCGTTTCCGTCGAGGAAGGAGCCTTGTTGGCCGACACTATCTGGCAACTGGTTACAGACGGCTCCATCGTTCTGGGCACCACGGCACTGAGCTTCCAGAACATCACCAAAGGATTTGCGCCGCTCAACTCACCGGTGCTGACCAACCCAACGGCGAATACCGCGCCGCAGTTCGACAATTCAAAGGCACTCGCCACTACGGAGTTCGTTGCGCGTGCGCTTGGGAACTTCAGAGGCGGTACCGGCATTTCAGCAAGCCGGACATTGACTGGCGATGATCTTGGTAAGCGCCTGGAGCTGGCCGCCGGTGTCACGGTGGCAATGCCAGCAACTTCGTCTGTACCTGATGGGGCTGCGATGTTGATATCGGCGGGGCCGCAGTCCACAAGCTCGCGGGTGACTGTCGCCGAGGGGGATCAACTGGCAATGAACAACTTGGCTGTGACAGTTCCCTACACGCTGTCGCCGGGTGGGGACTTCATTGCGATACGAGAGGCGAATGTGTGGCGCTGCCACTCTGGCAGTGAAACTCTGCGAACGTCTCCGCTCTTTGCTGCTTCACTACTCGCAAATGGCTACCAGAAGCTGCCGAGCGGGTTGATTATTCAAATGGCATCAATATCTACAGCGGCTAATGGGCTTGGAACAATAACCCACCCTATTGCATTCCCTACTACAAAGTTGAAAGTCATAGTTTCGGTGGCCGGAAACTCGGGGACCTATGCCGTAACATGGGATGACATCAATGATGCTGCTGGTACCCCACTTACAACAACTAGAGTTAGAACAACTTTGGGCGGGGCTGTTTCTACTGCAAACGTGCAAGCAATTATTATTGGGTGTTAATTAGGGGGAGCTTATGTTCACTTCAAAATCCACTTGCGGTTTTTACGACGAGTCGATTCACGCCTTAATGCCAGATGACGTGGTTGAAATCTCTGCTGAGGATCACGCTGAGCTGATGGCAGGGCAAGCGCAAGGCAAGGTTATTACCTGGGGTGATGATGGCCTTCCAGTTTTGGTTGATTCGCCGCCTCTCAGTGATAAGGATTTGGCTGCTATCGAGCGGGTTTGGCGGGATCAGCGCCTCAGTGAAACGGATGATGTCGTAACGCGCCATCGCGACGAGCTGGAGGAAGGCCTGGAAACCACGTTGACTCCCGTGCAGTACATCGGGCTTCAGGTGTACCGCCGCGCTCTTCGCTACTGGCCGGAAGCGGGAGAGTTCCCGCTGATTGAGCATCGTCCGCGCGCACCGTCGTGGCTGGAGGAGTTGACCCAATAAACGCCCCGCACCGACGGGGCGTTTTCTTGTCCGCAACGCAATACACAACACCCAACAGCCCCACTCACCTGGGGTTTTTTCGTATCTGGAGAGACTGAAATGGCTAACCGCCAAACCTACACCGTCCTCGTGCCATTCCCCTCTGGTGGTGGCCACTGGTCGAGCGTCGGCCAGCAACTGGAACTGCTCGATGTCGAGGCCAGTGCCCTGCGTGCCGCCGGCCGCCTGGAACTGACTCGCGTTCTTGAAACGCACCAACAGGCCGAACCGGCCACCCCATCCACCGCGGCCAAGAAGGCCGCTGCCAAGAAGGCTGAATAACCATGGCTGAGGTTCTGAACTTCGAGCACAACGGCATTACCGTCAATGCCACCGAATCCCCCGAGGCCATGGGTGGCCTGGGCGATAACGTCATCGGTCTGGTCGGCACCGCGCCGAAGGCCGACCCGCTGATTCCGCGCAATGCGCCATTTCGCATCAACAGCTTCACCACCCAGGCCCTGCTGGACCCGACCGGCGCCGAGGAAGGCACCCTGTATCACGCGGTGTACCAGATCCTCAAAGTGGTCAAGGTCCCGGTCTATGTGGTGATCGTCGAAGAGGGCGCGACCCCGGCCGACACCGTTAACAACGTGATCGGCGGCGTCGACGCCACCACCGGCCGCAAGCTCGGCCTGGCAGCACTGGGCAGTGTCCCGGAAGACCTGACCATCATCGGCGCGCCGGGCTTCACCGGCACCAAGGCCGTGGCCGGCGAGTTCGCCTCGTTCGGCAAGCGCATCAAGGCCCGTGTGGTGCTGGATGGCAAGGACGCCTCGGTCGCCGACCAGGTGACTTACAGCAAGGAGCTGGGCGGCGCGGACCTGGGTTTCGACCGTTGCCTGGTGGTGCACAACATGCCGGCCGTGTACTCCAAGGCGGCGAAGAAGAACGTGTTCCTGGCGCCGTCGAGCCTGGCCATCGCCGCGCTGGCCAAGGTCAAGCAGTGGGAGAGCCCGGGCAACCAGGTGACCTACGCCGAAGACGTTTCGCGGACCGTGGAATACAACATTCTCGATACCTCGACCGAGGGCGACCTGCTCAACCGCTACGGCGTCAGCTACTACGCCCGCACCGTGCTCGGCGGCTTCTCGCTGCTGGGTAACCGCTCCATCACCGGCAAGTTCATCAGCTATGTCGGCCTGGAAGACGCCATCAGCCGCAAGCTGGTCAAGGCCGGGCAGAAAGCCATGGCCAAGAACCTGACCAAGTCCTTCATGGACCAGGAGGTCAAGCGCATCAACGACTGGCTGCAGACCCTGGTCGCCGACGAAACCATCCCGGGCGGCAGCGTGTACCTGCACCCCGAGCTGAACAGCGTCGAGAAGTACAAGAACGGTACCTGGTACGTGGTCATCGACTACGGCCGCTACGCGCCGAACGAGCACATGGTGTATCAGCTCAACGCCCGCGATGAAATCATCGAGCAGTTCCTGGAGGATGTTCTCTAATGTTTACCAACCGCGTAAGACAGGCCATCGCGGCCACCCTGCAAGGCCTGCCGTTGTCGGCGACCGTGGAAGAGTTCACCCCGCCGAAGATCGAGTTCGACATGGAAGAGATGCGCGGCGGGCGTTTCATCGGCGAAGAAATGGCCAAGGGCGGTAAGGTGCTCAATGCCAAGCTGACCCTCCAGGGCGTAGGTCCGGAAATCATGCTCGCCCTTGGCGTGAGCGTGGGCGACGACATTCTGCTGAATGTGCGTGAAGCCGGCCAGGACCAGGATGGCAACACCTACTTCACCTACCATACGGTCGGTGGCAAGTTGAAATCCCTGGAAGAGACGATGCTGAAAATGGGTGAAAAGCCCAAGACCAATCTGGAGCTCAGCTGCCGTACCTACAACCGCCTGGAAAACGGCGTACCGGTGATCGACATCGACGTGCGTACCCAGAAGTTCATGCTCAACGGCGTCGACATCCTCGGTGATGCCCGTCGCGCCGTACTGATGCCGTAACCCGCGACACCTCCCTCTGTAGGGGCGAGCCGGTTCGCGATGACGGCCTGACAGCCCGCATCGCAAGCGCTGTTCATCTCCTATCGCGAGCCTGCTCGCTCCTACCTTTTACATAGGAATTCCTTCATGTCCTGGACGCCTCCGATCCATGTCCTGCTGTGCCCGATCACCGCCGACGACGAGTCGCAGATCGCGCAGATTCAGCTCAAGCCATTGTTCTATGCCGCGCAGAAAGAAGCGCTGGCCCGCGTCGGCGACGATGAGGACGATCAGTTCTTCGAGCTGGCCAAGCTGGCGACCGGCCTCTCGGTGAAAGAGCTGGATCAGCTCAAGCGACCGGACTACGTGAGCATTGCGCAGTACGTTCACGAGATGTCGACCCGTCCGACTGCCCACTTCCTCAAACAGACTGAGGAGCAGATCAGCGAGGACAACCCGGACCAGGTGCAACTGCTGCTGCCGCTGGCCGTGGCCGGCCAGGACGTGACCTCACTGACCCTGGAAATGCCAGCGCTGCGGGCGACCAAAGTGATGAAAAAACTCAAGACGGCCAAGGAGCGCGCTGAGTTCATCACCGCCCATTGCACTGGCCTGATGATTCCCGATCTTGCCCAGCTGACGGTGCCCGACTGGACCCAGCTGCAGGTACGCATCGACGATTTTTTAAACAAACCGGCGGCCTTCTTTCGGAGCGCGACATCGAAGTGATACTCGATGTGGTGCCGCTCATTTACTCGGTGAGTGAAGCGGAAATCCTGGAATGGGACGCCGGCAAGGCATTGCGCCGCTACGACATCGCGATCACTCGCCTTGGCGTGAAACAGGAGTAGAGCGGGATGGCGGACGATAAGTTTTCGCTCAAGTTCACCGCCGTCAAGGAAGGCTGGTTGACGTTCGGTGACCTCAGGTCGGTCGACCTGAACAGGCCCGCCGCGAGCATCGCGCCGTCGGGTGGATTGACAGCCCTGCCCAAGGACCGGCTACCCGACCTAGGCCTGGCGCTGGGTACCCTCAGTGCCGATATCGGGCTGCTGGTGACCAGCCTCGATTCCCTCAACCTGACCCTGTCGTCGCAACGTTTGCGGCAGGCAGTGGTGGTCGGCCAGGCTGCTGGCGCCAAGGGGGAGCCGGCAGGTGGACAAAAAGGTGCGGGCAAGGCAGGCGGCATCGAGCCGCCGAACCTGCTCAAGCCTGCGATCAGCATGGATTCGGCGATGGCCGATCTGGGGCGCGTACTTGATCTCTCGCCATCTCGGCGCGCGGAGGTGGTACGGGAGAACCAGCGGATGGCCAGCGCGCCGCTGATAGCCGCTGGAGGGACGACCGCCGTCGATCTGGCGAAGGTCGAATATGCGGCAGCCAAGGCAGGCATCGGCAGTGATCAGCACTCTGCGCAAGACAAGCAGCAGGCGTTGCTGACCTTTGCCGGTGCCGCGGCGATTACTGCAACGGCATTCAAGGTATCGGCCACCGATGCCGGGGAGATGATGGCCGGCTGGCGTACGTCGATGAACCTCGACGCCAAACAGGCCCTCGATCTCGCGGATGCGACCAATCACCTGGGCAAGGCCCCGGGGGATGCCGAAGCCGCAGATATTGGCGCTATTCTCCAGCGTCATGGTGGCGCTGTGGCCTCGGCCAGATTGGCGCCCGAGCAAGCGGCGGCGCTTTCGGCGGCGTTGCTCAATAGTGGTACATCGAAGGCCGATGCAGGCCTGGCGTTCAATAACATCGTCACTGCCCTGGGCAAGGGCGAGCAGGCTTCCGCGGCTCAGCGAGTCGCCTGGAGCGAACTGAAGCTGGATCCCCGGGCGGTCGCCGACGGGCTGCGCGAGAACGCCCAGGGTACAGTGATATCGGTGTTGGCAGCCTTGAATGCGCAACCCGCCGAGAAACGCTCGACACTGGCCGGTGCGTTATTTGCCGAAGGCGATCAGGCGGCATTGCGCCTGTCGCGGAACCTGCCAGAGGTTCAGCAGACCTTCTCCCGGGTAGCCGGCTCGGACCCAGACGTCCCCTCGGAGTCAAATTACAAAGGCTCGGTACGGGAGTCGGCGCTGGCGCAATCGAATACCCAGCAAACCACCTGGAACCGCTTCGAGGCGCGCACTGAGCGACTGTCCACTGCCGCGGGCAACGCGTTGGCACCGGTAGCCGACAGTACGCTTGCTCCTCTTGGCGAGTTGGTGGATGGCCTCAGCGAACTGGCCGAAACCTTTCCCAAGGTCACGGCCGGCCTTGTGCTGCTCGGCACGGCGCTGGGGTTATTGGTCAGCAAGCAGGGCAAGGC